TGGTGACGAGCCAGAAGATGAACTTGGTGATGAGCCAGATCCTCTTGAAGCTGGTTACCATGGGGAGAGTACTAAAGAAGATGGTGAAGTAACTGAAGAAGATACTACCCATACTAAAGATGGTACTAAAACTGGAGTAGATCCTTCTGACGGTGGCGGTATCACAGCCAAAGCTAATGAAGATGGACTCGGTGGTAAGTCTTCTGGTACAGGAGATGCTAGTACAACTGATGAAATTGACGGTGGTAAAGATACTGGCGAAGGCAAGAAACCGGGACATACTAAAGCAAAGGGCGTTGGTAAGCCTGGTTCACAAGCTGTTTAAGACCTCTAATAATTATACCTTTAAGAAAGCCTCTCGTGTAAGCGGGAGGCTTTTTTTATTAAATAATTAAAAATGACCCCTACATTTGATTCATTATTAAAAACAATAAAAGAAGGTTTAAGAAAGCCAAGAAATGTTTTAGGTAAAAGACATATGCAAGGATCTACAGGTATGGCTCGAGATCGGCAAAATTTACTCGCCAAATCAAATCGTGCTACTCCTAACTACCCTCATAAACTAAAAGATTTAAAATGTAAACAAAGCGGGCAATATTTATTAACTTCAGTTGAAGTGAATCAAATAAAAGAACTGTATAACATAACAGATTTAGAGCAAAGAAAATCTCGCATGTTAGGTAATACAGGAATAACCTTTTTTATAGACAATAACGAATATTACATTAAAAAGTAATGCCAGGTTATCTTACACAGAGCGTTAGCGCGACTCCTTACTATGAAGGAGCTGCAAATACTGATAGGTTCGGTACTAAACATATCGCGACAACAGAAAGAAATAATACGTACAAGGTTTGGTGGAAGGAACAAGTACGTTTATATGGTACACAGATTGATTATTATGCTCGCAATTTTTCGCTAAGCGCTACCGATAAAGTATATGGTGAAAACACTTATCAAGGTTATCACCCGAAAGCTACATTTGTAATGTTAATTGACCTCTCTGACGGTAATATGACTTACTCAGAGTTTGGTTTAGTTTCAGATGATGAGTTAACTGCAATTATAGATATTGAAACATATCAACAAAACTTATCTACATATTATAATTCTAGTGACGATACGTTACCAAAAGCAGGAGATGTATTTCAATTAACAGAATATGGTAGTATCGATAGACCTCTAAGTAATGGTAAAATATTTGAAATTACAGAGCGTTTAGATCAAAGCATAAAAGAAATAAATCAATTACAAGGGCACTATGTTTTTAAATTACGCGCTAGGCGTAATGACCACACTTTCCTATCTGGTTTAACACCTGAATTGAGTTCGACTCAAGTTGTTGATACGTCAGGGGTTGGTCAGTTAAGTTCCATTGAAATTGATTATATTAATGACTTAGATACTGAACAGGGTAGTTATTTTGATTATGGTTCTAATGATGATGTGTATGGGGACTATTATTGACGCTCTGCTACAGAAGCATTTTCGTATTCAATTTCTATATCCTTAAGTACTGAAGGAAATCTCTCAGCAATATATTTTCCAATTGGAATAGGTTTAAGACACTCCTTTTCATAACCCATTTTTTCTGCTTTTTCAGAGATAATGTTTACTGCTTCATATAAGCACATCCAACGTGCTAGTTTCGAATGATCTTGTTTATTTATCATAAATTATTTTAGTAGGTAATACTGTACTATATTCTATATTAATTTTATTATTAGCGCCACACTGTACGCAATCAAAAGAATTTTCTTCAGTGAGATCTATCGATACATTATTTGTATTTTTGCAACCTTGACACTCAACAAAGATTTTATTTTTCTCTGCTAATTGTGCTAATTTAATATTCTCTTTTTCGAGATTAAGTTTTGCAATATATCGCAAGACATTGTTATATATTAAGAAGAAAATTATTTGTATGATAGTTGCGAGTAGAAAGGCATTTAAAAATGAACCAGTGCGTTCAGTTATAATATAATATAACCCCCCTACAGAACTTGAAATTATTGTTAGTAAAATTAAACTACGAATTATTTGTGCCGTCATGATCTAAATCGTCCGTGATCGATTTTATCATTTCTTGAATTTTTTGCAACTTAAAATTTACACTTTTTTTAGTCTCGTCGTCTGTTTTTACAGTTGGGTTTTCAAACAATTGATTTAATAAATAGGTCGCATCAGAAACATTTTTAAAAGCTCTCCCGAGCTGTTCTACGACATGATCACCAGGGAAAGGTTTGAGGTCGGTTTTTACTTGATTGTACGTCTCGGGACTTACTTTCGCAATATCCGCTAAAGTCTTTGTAGTAGGTCGAACATGTCGAGCCTTTACATCTTTCCAGTACTTGTTAGTGTACATGTATAAATCTTCGAAAAGTATGCCTTTCATCATAAGTATTTAATAAATACTTATATGGGAAAGTTTAAAAATAAATTTTTATCTCTATTAAAAGAAGATGAAGAAGTACCAGCAGTAGATGCAACACCTGGTGATGATAGAGAGTCTCTTGCTAATACCTTAGACGATCCTGCGACAGCTGGCGACTTAGAAGACGTACAAGACACCCAACCCAACACTGCTCGAGAGTTAGAACTCTTACAGGATTGGACGTCAAACATTGACGAAATACTGCAATATTTAAATGGTGGTACTGATAGCGTGTTAGGTGTTTTAAGAACTGATAATAAAATCGGTACAATTTTTGATGGTATTTCTGACGCTACTAAGTCAGAAGTATTAGATGTATGTGAGCGTTTAGCTAGTTTAAATCAAATCTTTAAAAACCTTTACTTAGAAAAACATAAATAATTATATGGGCTTATTTGACGACAATAAAACAGAAGAAATTAGCGCTGAAGAGCAAGCAAAAATTGATGCTAAGCGCGAAGCAAAAGCAAAAGCAAAAGCTGAGAAGAAAGCAGCTGAAGCTGCTGCTAAATCTGCTCCAGCACCCGCTGAGGATTATACAGAACAAGAGTTAGCGGAATTAAAAGCATTAGGTTATATTTGAGATAACAAAAGTTTACCTTTTAGCTCGTCATAGCTATTATTAATAATAAACTGAGATGAAATTTCGTCTCGGTTTATTTTTTGGCAAATATCATTAAAGTCTTTATACTTCTTTAATTCTCTCGGCCATATAAAACATTTTTGTCCAGCAGACAAAAGGGATATAGTTTTTTCTTTCGCGGTTATATCTAACCATTGATTATCGAGAACCCAAATTTTTTCGTGAAACGGTTTTTGTTCTATTTGTATTTTTTGTTTAGGGGTATAGCATGCTCTACCTTTAGTAATTCCTCCAACAGCGACACCGTTTTTCGCAAAAAAGCAATCGATCGGGCCTTCAAATATGAAAATATAATCAAGTGACGAATTAATATTATCAAAATTAAATATAGTTTTATCTGCCCCTATTTTAGAAAGGTATTTTGGTTTTTTATCTTTAACTAGTATCTTACGAGATTGATAGAAAACTATATCTGTATTATCATAAAAAGGAATTATTATTCTATCTTTATGTACATAATCTTTCATACAGAACCATAGACTTTTAGGTCGATTTACTGCAGTAAACAGTCTACGTTCTCTACACGTCTTTAATGCTAGTTCTACAGTTTTATCGTGCGCATAAAAAGCGCATTGAGATTTTTCATATAAATTTATACACTCCCCAGGTAAGGAAGGTTGAGGTTTTTCTTGTATTTCTCTTTCTTTATATGATGAAACATTAAAATTATCAAATGATTTACTATCTTCAATAATTTCTAAAAACGTTTTGCCAGTTACTTCTTTTACCCATTTAGCAGGAGATCCAGACCATCCGCAGTTATGACAAAAAATTAAGTTTTGTTTATTAACGAAGTATAGGCGCCGTTTTTTACCCCATGATTTACCCTCTCTGCATATAGGACATCCGCCTTCATATACATCAGTATATTTCTTGTATTTAGGGTAACCGGCGTATTGGTAGAACTTTTCGATATAGTAATCTTGCGGTACTATATCAAGGTTTAGGTTTGCCATCTAGTTTTGTTGACTTAAGTGTTATCTTTGTAACAAACTGATTAGATGATGGGCAAATATAATGAGCTTCAGTACGAATTTCATCACCAACACGCACTTCTCTAATTACAGGTCTAATCGTATCACCAGTTATTGGTGATATGATATTTCTAGGTTGATCTGGTAATCCGTTAAAATGGTGCGACATTGTGTATAGCCTTGTTAATAGTATTTAATAATAATTCATCATTATTAAAGGTTTTCCTCCAAGAAGTCTCATTTCTTACTACTGTCCACATATCTAATTTTTTTGCTGCTTCTATAAATCTAGTAAAATTACTCGTATGTAATGTTAAATCCTCTAATTGTTGTTTGTACGCAGGTACCTCATCATCATAATAATGATACCCTTGTGTTAAATCCATTAATTGCCAATTGCGCTTATATATTTCATATTGTTCTTCTGTTATTGAATCACCTCGTAGCAACGCCCATTCGTCGTTGTTAGATACGTTTTTATGTTCTAATTTGAGAAATCTTTTTATACCAAATCTAGGGAAGCCATTAATATTATCAGATTTATCTCCTGTAACAGCCCTATATGAAAGGTAATATTGTTTTTTAACTCCTGTATATTCTTCGAAATTATTAAGAGTAATTTCTTTTTTCTTAATAGGATTAAATACAGTTACATTATTGCTTACTACCTGCAACAAATCTTTATCTGTTGTAACTACAACACTTGTACCAGGTAAGTTATGAGCAAGATAAGCCATAACATCATCTGCTTCCATTCGCTTTGGATAGATATTCTTTACACCAAGTAATGAAATAACGTCGATTATTTGCTCTAAGAATTCAAATACATCCTTAAATTTCTCATCATCACGACCTGCTTTATATTCTACGCTTACCGCTTCTTTTCGAAAATTTGTTGACGGCCAATCTAACTTTTTATCCCACGTGCAGTAAATATTTTTAGCTTGAAATTTATCTACATAAGATTTCAGCGCTCTAAGGAATAAAAAAATCTGACCCGGTGAGTCAGATTCGTTTATTTTAAAGTTACTAGTCCAGAATATTCGATACAACAAATTGTTGCCATCGATGATTATATTATTTTTCCCACCAGCTTTCATTTTCTTTGTACCACATTATAGTGTATCTCAAATCATCGGCAAATGTTTTCTCTGTACCTGGAAGATCTAATTGTAATCCAGCCGCAATCATCATAGCCCTATATGAACTCTCTCTCAAACAATATTTCATGTCGTGACCTTTTCTATCCTCAACAAAAGAAATTAAACTTTCAGGCTTGTTCAAGATACTCAATATTTCCTGAACAAGATTTATATTATTAATTTCACCATGATTATCATTATTGTAACTTGGTGCAAAATTATAAATCTTGCCAGATGTACCATACTTAAGGACATTAAAGATTTTCTCGCAATGATCCTTTACATATATCCATTGTCGGACATTTTCACCAGTACCATAAACTGGAACGTAGGAATCCGCAAGAGCATTTCTTACCACAACTGGTATTAACTTTTCTGGATACTGTCTAGGTCCGAAATTATTAGTACATCTCGTAACCATAACATCTCGCTTGTATGTATGAAAATATGAAAGGGCTATTAGATCTGCAGCAGCTTTAGTTGATGAATATATAGATGAAGGCTGTAATAAGTCTCCTTCTTCACTCGGTGAACCAGTTAATGGTAAGCTCCCATATACTTCATCTGTACCAATTTGTATAAACCGCTGACCTTCTTTAAGTTGATTGAGTAGATTATAAACCCCTACTACATTTGACTGTATAAAAGGGTCACCATTTTCAATACTATTATCTACATGCGACTCAGCTGCGAAATTTATGATATAATCATATACACCAACATTATCAAATTCGTGTATAGATTTATATGTAATTTCTAGTTTATTTTTTTTATCTAAATACAGATCCCATAATAAGTTTTCTGTTTTTTCTGATACACTGTAATTATAGCTATCAACAATTGTAATCTTACAATTATTACATTTTTCATGTAATAACTCAACAAAGTGACTACCTATAAATCCTAAACCACCTGTTACTAAAATATGTTTATTTTTCATTTCTCTTGTAATAATCTATGAAGTGAATCCGCTTCTGACGGGAATTCAATATTATACAATCTAGATTTTTCGGTTGATAAAATACAATTAGATCTTTGCGCAGTAATATGCTCTTGTAATTCTTCGTAGTTAATAAACTTCCAATGAGGGTTCCATAAATTGTACTTATCAAGTATACCACAAACCTCTTTAGTAGTAAGCGGGTTAGGGTTTACACAATTATACGTCCCTATCGGTATATCCTCAACAGTGATAATTTTATTAATAACAGTTATTAAGTCCTCTATTACTGTTTTAGAATTTACCTCTTCAAGGAGATTGTTATACTTAAGTAGTTTTGTTAAGTAATTTTTACTTAAGTTAAAATCATTACATATAGGCATTCTAATACGTAAATTGTAAACGTTTGTGAAACCATTTAAGCATAATTCTAATGCATGTTTCGTCTTACTATACCAGCTACTTTGACTACCATAATCATTACTATCAATACCAAAGTTTGGTGTGTCTGTTTCTTCATACGGTGTGTTCGTATCTGTGTAAATACAACCTGAAGTAATGTTAATTAGTTTTATGTTTTGATCTGAACAAAACTGAGCAAGCAACGTTGGTAGGGTTACGTTTAAATCCCATGTAAGTTGTTTATTATCTTCACAACCATCTACGTTAGGTGACCCAGTATACCCTACACAGTTCACAATCCATTTAGTGCCTGTATTGATAAACTCCTGTCTTATGTCTTGAAAAAGAGTTTCTTTAAGTTCTGCAGGTTTTTGATATGGGTAATTATATAAATGCTTTACGTCATTAATATTGAACTTCTCGGTAAACATTTTATTTATCTTATTACCGATATAGCCGTTACCTAATATAACTATTTTACTCATTTGTTTTGTCTTTCGGTTCTTGTATATTATTAAAAAAATCTATATTACTAACTCTGCGTAGTAATGTTTCTATCGCGTCATAATCTTGCGCAGTTTTACCACCTATAATAACGACACTTTCTCCTGTCGTATCATATCCTAATAAAACAAACGATTTTAAATATTCAGACAAATAGTCGTTTACTGCAGATAATTCTTGTTGAGATCTTTCTTCTACACTCTCAACTGCGCTTATGCTTGATTTAAGTAAGTTGTCGAAGTTTCGGTTAGCCATTGGTTTGTTCACTTGGTGAAATATTTTTTTCTAAAAGTTTTGTTATAATTACTTCCATACTATCTGTTTTTAATTGTAAATTTTTAAACTGATTACCATTATGTAATTCAAACATAATTTCCCCATACCAGTCTTTATTAGTATAACATGTAATATATAATGCGGCGAATTTTGGGTCTATCATTATAGTCCATCTTCGTGCATCTGACGCAGGATAATCAGTGAATATTCTGTTCGCAATATAGCCGTTATCTCTTAATCGCTTTAAAAAATAACCACATGTTGTTACTTTGTTTTTCATTAATTTTTATAACTTGTACTTACGAAAGTAAGTTTACAGTTATCAATGCTAAGCTTTAATAACAACATTTTAAATTTACTATTAATATATATTTCTGCAGAATCGTAATTCAAGGTTGATATGAGACGAAACAATTCAACATCTAATATTAGCTCATAGCTTAACGGCTCTCCATGTAGTTTATCAGAGATGACTGTTGTATATGTGTCGGTGTTTTGTAATTTTTTATCCCCTAATTCTACAAACACTCGATCATCTTCTGTAAATAGATAAGCCTTACTAGTTTCCGTAACAAACGGTAAAGCTTTGAGCATTGAATTATTACTTTCTTTAGTAAAAGTAAAATTAGTATCTAGCTCTAATGTATTAATTTTATCAAAATCAAACGGTGTATTTGTTTGCAGACTATCATCAAATAAATGATATTTAAATCTATTACCTTTACCATTATTGTAATTAATACAATTGTTAGTAATGTTTAATTCTATACTCTCTTCATCTAAGCAAGAAAGTATTTTTATTAATTTATTAGTATCTGGAAGGCAGATAATATTGTCATTATTATCTTCCCACTCTACTTTACATTCTGCTTTAAGAAAGATATTCGAGTTGTTGTGAGCTAGAGTACTCACGAAATCATCACCAATATCAAGGGTTGCAGATGTAATTAATCTTGATACAGGAGATAGGAAGTTTTTTATAAAACTATCTTTATTATTAATCTTTAGAATCATTATTCTCGTTTAATTTGATTCTTATATTAATTTCTTTTGCGTTTTTTGCAACATTACGTTCAATCAGATTAACAAACTTAGTTACCTGTTTTTCCAACGCTGTTACTCTATCAATTAGAGGAGTTAAATCTTGCTGCTGTACAACTGGTGCAGGTTGTTGTGGTACAGGTTGTTGTGGAGCTTGTGTAAGTGGGTGTGGTGCCGCTTGCTGCTGTATCATTTGCTGCCTAGTTGCTTCTCGTGCAGCTGCTTCTTCATATATTTTTCTATTAATAGGTACATCACCCATAGTGGCGCTTTTTTGTACCATATTCTTGTTAAATTCATTTGATGTTACATTCAAACTATGTAACGCATACTGTAGTTCTTGCTCGTCGTTCATCTTACGAAATAAGGGGGGTATAACCCCCCTTATGAATTTTTTTATTTTATTCCAAACTATCAAGGAGCTGCTTTACCTTGTCATCATCAACGTCACCACTCTCATTAGTAGTCTCTTTTACGTCGTCATCAAAGCTAATGTCGTCGTCGTCATCGTCTTCTATTTTAGAAGAAGTTTCAGTTGAAGGTTTATCTTGCGAACCATAATAATGCTCGTTTAGCATTGTCTCTAATTCCTCGTAACTCTTAACCGGGAACACATTCTCAAGATCATATACTTGATCATAAATTGTACCTACCGAATCAGCGTCAACACCAGTAATCTTTGACGGGCTAGCAAAACGAGAACTTACATAAGTAGGAAAACCTCCTTGCTCTTCAACTTTAATACGCAAGTTACAACCACTTTCAGTCAAATCGAAGATACGCTCACCAAACTCTTCCGCGTCATCCCCTTCAATAGCTTCCATAATAATCTTATGCAATTGACGACCAAATCGCAAGATTTTCACTTTACCTTCATTCTCAGGATTTTCATTATCCTTGACTACATAGACATTAATTAACCAGTTCTCTTTTCGATTCAACGCCTTAGCCTTTTCTTTCTCTTCCTCAGTACCAGTGCGTGTGATCTTGAATCGAGCTTCAGCAATTGGATCACGCTCACCCCACGTTTGAGGAGAGATAGCACTCTGGAACTGACCAGTCGCTTCACTAACCCATCCATGAGAATAGTAATGAAAAAACGTCTTACTCGGATCTTTTGCGAACGGAACTAACCGTACCGTATATGTATTACCAGCCCTCAACCGTAAGATATTACTTGTCGAGTTGTTGTTCTGCGATGGTTTATTCAACGCGTCCTTGATTGATGCAAACATACTTGTTGTCATTTTCTTTTTAATATATTGTTAATAGTTTTTTTAAGTTTAATACTCAACGGTTTGATTCTGTTCGAGGATAAGTACCTCGATCTCAAACTACTCAGCACATTATAGAAGTCTTTGTAAACAAAATCAACTACTTTGTTCTCTAGATTTAGATGTCTATCGTCGTAACCTAATGCTAATAAAGAATATAAACATATGTTATCGGATTTTAAGTCTAGTAGAAACGCAGGGTACATGCCTTTGCTTATTTCTAAATATTTCTCTACAATTGAAATATCATTTTTTACACACTGCTCGTAAATAAATTTAAAACTATTTCTTAATTGTTTAATGTTAAATTCTGCATCTGGTTTAGTGAGTTGTATTTCTCTTACATATTTTCTATAAACAGAAATAGCTGGAAAGGTACTATAATAACTTAGCGGAACAAATCGCTCACTATGCATAATATAAGGAGCTTCAAAAAATAAAATAGGGTCAATTTTTTTATTTCTTAAGGTAGCAGATATCTTCTTAATTGCGATATATTTCTCATCCTCGATGTCGTCGAAATTTTTACGAGGAGTAAAGCCTTTATTTTTTCGTGTAGATTTTAAATATGTATTGTATGTGTGTTGCTCTTGTACGGTAAGATTTTTCTCTACAGTCATATTTGAAGTGTATTTTTCTTAAAAAATTTTGTTACGTATTTGCTCTTATAAAGTAATGGGTCATGATCTAGAAATAATCTTACTAAATCAAAATTACTCTCTAATAATAAGCTATCTTTGAATAATTCTCTATACTTTTTTTTATTAAGAACAATTAAAAATACATTCGCCAAATTAATTTTTTTATTTTCACACATCGAGACAAAACTACATAAAGTGAGAAATCTATGCTTTATATCTTTACGGTCTAAAATTGTATATGGATTATCCATTTAAAGGTACAAATTTTTTGCTTAACGCTAATACTGTCTCAGTTAATTCTCCGCCTGCAGCATATTCATGACCACCACCGTTACTAATAGTTTTAGCAAATTTGCCTAAATCTAATTCTACATTTGTATTCTTGCGATAATAAACCCGTTTACCGTTGAGGTTGATCAACATACATACGTCGCGATTAGTTTTATCAATAATATACTGCGCTACATCATTTATATATTCCTTTGCAAAAGCACTTACGAATTTATATTCTTTACCACCAATTGGTAATGTACATTCAAATAATTGTAGCCCTTCTGCAAGTTTTTTAAATTTATAAAAATGATAACTTATAATTTTATTCTGCTCATTTGTAAAGCCATGAAAACCATGCTCAAAATCATTAATAAAATTTTGTAATTTATTACCATTTTTATACCAGAATAAAAAGTTAAGTTTGTTGCTTTCAGGAAATTTTAATTCATAACAATCATAATCATTAACAAGAGCAATTAAATGTTTTTGCTCAGTTGTTAAATTACCAAGCGATCCTAATGTATTATAATATTTGTATATTAGTTTACTGCAGGAGGTTTCATTTACATCAATATAATACTCTGCATTTTTGTAAATTTCTTCTTTATGAGTCTTATGATGATCAAATATGCATACGTTTTTCTTATCTATTAAATCTTGTATTTCAGTAGTATCTAAGTCAAAGAAGTATACATGTTTATAATCTTCAAGCTTGTTATTATTAAGCCAACCTAAAAATTTTTCTCTCAAATTACTAACTTTAAGAGTAACTACTTTAGGCTTCTTTTGTTTAGCCCAGCAGTATACAAGATAACTACAACACCCGTCGAGATCTAGGTCGGTAAAGATTATTTCATCTTTAGACATTATGATTATTTACACCTCCCTCCCGAAATGTCCCGCTGACGTTTCTGCAGCAGATACATCTTCGTTAATATTAAGATCATTATTTTCAGATAATGTTAGAGTACTATAATCTATAGCCATTCTATTACTACCAGTATTTGACCCAAATCGGTTTTTTATAATACCTATATGTAATGCATCTTCTTCTTCATCTTGCTCATTGCGCCATATACTAACTATTGCATCAGCAGTTGCACCGAGACCATAACTTTCACCTATACTCTCTAAGCCAGGGGTAGTTGTATTACCATAACCAGTTCGGTTAACCTGTGTAGCAGAAACAACTGGACATTCAAACGTGTACGACATAGCTCTTACTTGCTCAGATATGCTTTTTACTCTTTCGTAGGAATTATTACCGTATGTACTCCCCATTAAATTAAGGTAATCAAGTACAATTATATCTGGTTTGAAACCCTTATTGCCTAACTTTTTAATAAAACCTTCTAATTGAGGTGGTGTAATAGAGTTAGGAGGAAACTCTTTAATTATCATATTAGCCCTAGGGCTTAACATTTTAAATTTAGTAACCTTTTCTTTTAACGTCTCAACATGGTCTTTTAAATGATTGATCGGTAAATTAGATATCCTTGATGTAATACGTTTACTATAAATCATTTCGGACATTTCTAAAGATACAACAAGTACATTCTTACCCTGTTCTGCAGCATTAGTTGCTACATTACTTAAAAATATTGATTTACCAACATTTGTCGGGCCAGCAAAAATATACATTGCACGACCATTCTCTAAGAAACCACCATCCAATCGTTCATCTAACCATTTCCAACCAGTACGTATTTTTGTTTCCTTCGTAGTGATATCTTCAATATGCTTGTCGAGATCTTTAAAATAATCATGACCTACATTTGTGGTGATAGAGATATTGCAAGCTTTAGTAAACTTATCGTGTATTACAGATACATCTCTTTCTTTACTATCAACAATGTCTAAAAATGTATTAAAGACTGCTTGTTCTTGCAAAAACTTTTCTGTGTATTTGTATAATACATCTTCATTAAAGTCTATTTCTATTTCTGCAATAGACTTTTTGCATTTCAAATAATGATCTTTTAATTGATCAGTATTTAAATATAATTCTAATTCCGTCTTTGATGGTCGTTGTTTATTCTTTTTATATAAAGCTTGAATTATTTTTATAATTTGCTTTATATCATTATTTTTAAAGAATTTATAATTTAAACTATCTATGATAGAATTTAAATATATTTCATCTTCAAGCAGCTGCTTAAAAACAATTTTCTCTAAAAATTCAAGATCAACGTCGAGGTAGTTACTTTCGCTTGTTAGCATGTTTTACGAGAGTATTATAGAAGTACTCTTCTGATTTTCTATAGTCGTCAGTTATTTCGGTTAGGCCAGGTGATTCATGTATAACATGAATAGGGGCTGTTGTTAGTTTTAAACCAGCAAGATGACAATCCAAACAAAATTTAATATCGTAGCAATGAAACCCTTTTAACTGCTCATCAAAACGCACGTCATGTAAAGCAATAGATTTAGTTCTTACCGCTAAAAATAAACCGTCTAGTAATATTACATCTTTTGGTACATCACCAAATATAGTATATGCATAATCAGTTTTATTATAATAATGGGATACTACACCTGATAAAGTTTCTGGTTTACATAATAAATGCCATAAACATGGTTTTTTTATTTGTAGTTTACTACCGCCAGCTAAACCTACTACATCATATCCTTTTTTGAAAAAATTACGGATAGTCTGTAAGAAGTTAATACTATCAATTGTTATATCATCATGCACAAATAATATACAATCATATTCTTTTAAATTCTCTTTTGTCAGATATTTGTTATACGTTGCGCATAATGGAGAGGTATTGTTATAAGTAGGTTGCAACGTATATGATACATTGGTTTGCTTTGACTTATGATTCTTTAAGCTATTAGCTAAACGAGAATTTTTGAATTCTTGTTCATTAAGCTTAGTAGCTGTTGCTATTAAAGTTTTCATAAAAAGAACGGTACGGAATTGAGCTTAAATTTACTTACTTCTTTAAATCTATTTGAAGTAAAGTTATATTCTAACACAGTCCCTTCGTCTATATATTTATATTCAGGCATAGCCGCAGACGTAAAGTTTCCGTCATTATAATGTAATGTACTGCCAGATCTAAATATACGTAAACTACCAGTTTTACTATTATAATACCAACAACCATATATACCTTCTAACATTTCTAGAGCTTGGGTAAATCCGACCTTTTCCATAAGAGGTAAAATGACACTACTATCTACATTATTATAGTTTTCTAGTTTCATCTTATCAACTAAATCTCTATCATTTTCTAGTACACCATTGTGCGCTAAATAACGACCATTCATAGTAAATGGGTGGGAAGTAGATAATTTAAAGTCTCTTTCCTTTGATGTAGGAGACTGTACGTGACCGAGATAATAAATACAAAAAGGATTCTCAGCAATAGGTTTTGTAAAATCTAATTCGTGTGTTGTTTTTACTAAAGTATTGTTTTGTAATCCTTGCGGAAATAGATACGTAACACTACGTACAAAATTACCCCTCTCTGTATTTTTTTTACAGAGTTTTCTAAATGTCTCTATATTATTTGATCCAAAAATTCCACACATAATTTTATAATCTATTGAGTTGTTTTCCAAGGTATATCATCTCGCTCATACTCTATTGGGTCAACGAGATTGTTTTGTAAGAAACCTTGTATGCGAGAACTACACGCAGTGCAATAACCACAGGCCTTTTCTCCTCCCTCATAACAAGTCCAAGTATCATCGAACTTTACGTTATTTTTCACTCCTGTTTCAATAATTTCTTGTTTTGATAGTTTAATTAGAGGAGCTTCTATTTTAACTTTTGTCTTTCTGTTCAGAGCGGTTACATTATTAATCTCTGTAAGAAACTCTTTACTACCATCCCAATAGCCAGCTTGACTATCTACGAGAGCAGAGCCATGATATACTGTTTCAGCCCCAACTGCTTCTGCATACGAACATGCAATAGATAGCATCATCATATTACGAAACGGAACATAATTTACAGTTTGCGCATCTCCTAATACATCTCGCGCATGCGCTACTTTAATGTTATTGTTAGTTAAAGAGGAAGTCGGCGCAATGTCTTTAAAGAAACTTATATCGATAACTTTATGCTCTTCGATATTATCATAATTATCAATCTGCATTCCAGCATATAAAATTTCTTTAGTATGCTTTTGACCGTAATCATACGTTAGCGCATAAATTTCATCATGGACACCTGCTGCTAAGCTTAAGATTACCGAACTATCTAAACCACCTGAAATAGGTACTACTGCTTTACTCATCATCTTGTTCTAATATAGCTAATTCATCGAGTGACTTACCATAACGGTACTTTTCACTTATAGAAGATTCTAATTTAGGCAGCACATTACTCCACGTTTCTTCATCATTGCGCCAATTTTTGTAATAACCTAATTTTTTCTCTCCCATACTATACGTCGAACCATTTTGTTGTATAATACCATGAGATACTGCAATATCTTTTAGACCAGAATATTTCTCTAGACCAGTCTTAAAATTAAGATATGCTTCTCCTTGCAAGAAAGCGGGTATAAATCTATTTTTTACTGTGAGCATTCGAAGAGTAACGCCAGAATAGTTACGACTTTCAGTTAATGCCTCGTCGTTTGTATTACCAGCATCAGTTTTCTCTTTCTTAGCTGCCATTTGTACTAGTATAGACGCCATGTATACAGGCCCAGACCCACCAGCTTGTTGCTTAACTAAGGTAGGATGGAGTGCACCAGGGTCAGCGTACGTATGATTACTTGCAATTACAGTTGTACCAGTAACAGCTGCTTTATAAGTAATAATACGCATCATGGATTTAAGCTGCTTGGCTCTAAGCCCCATATCCATGGCGCCTTTATTAGCACCAGCATCGTTTATTTCTTTCTCCGACGCCAAATTACCGAGAGAGTCAATAGAAATAATGAACTTACCATGTAGTTCGGGTTCTTTTTCTACTTCATCTAAGAACGCCATGATCTGGTTACGACAACTTTCTACTGTATCTACTGGAACATATTTTACATTAGACGTATCAAGACCGACATTCTCAGCTCCCTCGTTTTCTACTGCTACCTCTGTATCAAAGATAACAGGTACCATGCCTTTGCGTTGAGCATGTGCTAAAATTTTATTTAAAATAAAGGTTTTACCGCAACCAGAATCTCCTGCAAAAATAGTAATTCTACCTTTAGGTACCCCACCGTATAAGGAACCAGAAAGAATAGAATTTAACACTAAACAACCAGTATCAACCCATTCGGTAACATTACTGAGAGTATTTTTTTCTAAAGTAGTAGCGTTACTATTTAGTTTTTGCAGTTTAGCAAATGCTTTATCAACGAGATTAGACATGTATTAATGATCTTCAAATAATGTTACTTCTTCTTCCTTTACAGGCTCAGGATTTGGTTCTTCTTTCGTATTAATTTTCGCATTATAATGCTCTAAGATTTTATCTGAAATCTTAACTTCAACATTTATAATTTGAGATTGCCTGTATTCAAACACGGGATGTTCTCCGTCAGAAAATTCTGTAAAAAACAAAGGCATAACATCTACCTTCATATTTGCTGCGTCGTTGGGCGTCACCATAATCATGGCTGGGGCCTTTACTTTTAATGTTTCGTCCGTTCTTGCGACAAGTTCTCCGAAACATGTCCTACCAATACTATCTACGTATGTAACTATATCCATGTAAGTATTATATATGTTAAAAATTAATTTGCAACTTCTATTTTAAAGAAATCAAATAAGTCTACGTTTACTGCTTCACCTGGTCGAAAAGACTTCCATTTTACAGAGTCATAAAATCTATCAATCACACTATATACAATTTTTTCAAACATTTTCTCATAATCAATTTTGAAGTCTTTGTTAAACTCCTCAGGAAGGTCGTATTTAAAACCAAGGCTAGCTATACCAAACTTATTCGGTGTAATTGTATAAAAATATCTTATTTTGTCCCCTGAGCCAATATACTCATTATTGTTAGCTATACCATAATGATCAAGTAATTTATTATAATAAATAGAAGATTTAACGTGTATAGGTGTTCCTTTCTTAACCTTCCAACCCTCAGAATGTATACTATATTTTTCGTAGTCCTTAACACCCATAACGAATGCAATATCTTTTATAGGTAATGATTTGAATATATCATATGTCTCTTCAAACAACTCGTTCGTTGAAGATTGGTTTTCTGACATAATCATATGTTCAATAATTTTCTTTACATAAGGCTTAATTGCGTTAGGCATAGTAGTTCTAACAACTTCTACTCCTGTATATTTGAACTTTTTGCATACTACACCTTCATCATCGAGTTTGTGTAATAC